CCTCCCCCCTTTCTGCTCTGTATTGATTAATCTCTTCTAGGGAAATATAAGTCCCTAGGAATGGACAAGGAATTAAACCGGCATTCCTTAGCCGGGTATTCTCTGCTATCTCAGCTAGGCCCGCATTAAGGTGGGCTTCCTTTTCTTCCTCGGTCATTCCCTCCGTAGTGAATTCAGTGATATCTAATTCAGAGGGAGAGAGACCTAATTCAGCTCTGAGCTTTTCTTCCTTAGTTAGCTTGGGTCGGGCTGAGTCTCTGGCTGGCTCTCTTGGAATCTCAATCCTAGCTCTTGGCGCATAACTTGGGGCTTTCATGTCCATGTCTATCTTAGCTAAGTTAGTTCCGATAATAAAGTGAGCCTGTCGGAAGGCCGGAGCTTCTGCAATCTTGAGTAGCTTATCTCTTAGCTCCCCTGCCTCCATTAGCTCTAGGGAAAATTCTTTTCTAGAAAGCTGAGCCGCAAGCTCAAGGCTTTCATATATAACTTGAAGCTCCCAACCAGTGAGGGAAGGACGGTATTTCATATCTAAGGGGTCAATCATTCTGGCAGCTCTTGATATCATGTTTATATTCTCCGGTATTTAGAGTCAGGTTAAGTTATTCCCGAACGGGAAAGCAGTTAAGTTAAAAAAAGGAGGGTCATGATTTGGCACGCGTGCCTACCATGCCAACCGACCAACCACGTGCCCACCATACCCCCACCCTATGCCTCGGTCAAGGGGCGTGTCCCCTATTATTACTAACTCCCTCCCATAGAGCCATATAACACTATTTCACTGCCTAGGAGCACTGCTAAGGGGTGATGTGCTGTAGTCTTAATGTATGTATAGGGGGTATCAAAAATATTTTTTAATATAAAATGATATATTATAATATTAATTCATTATTAAGAAATCATTTAATTATTTTAGATAGGGGGGGGGGTGGCATGTCGTGGGATATATAGGGATAGATATAGATATAGAGATATAGGGATATAGTTATATAGGCAGGTATATAGACCCGAAGGGATATAAGTAGGGGTGTGGATAGGTAGATAGCAATAATGCGGTAACCCGAGGGGGTGAAACCGGGAGAGGGAGGGGGGTCGGCGTTCGTTCGCTCGGTGGGTTGGCATGGTTGGCATGGTTGCCAAATGTGCCTAATCCGCAACTTAACTTAACTCCCTCGTGAAAAGAAGCTAAGTTAAGTTGTTCATGTATTCATGTTGTTCATGTGTTCATGGGGAAATAGGGAAGCATCCATGCCGGATAGAACTGGGCAGAACTGGGCAGGACTAGATCATCAATGCCGGGGAAGCAGAGCAGGACTGGGCAGTACTAAAGCCTCAAGTGAAAAGCCCTTCCCGAGAATTGAATCAAGGGAAGGGCGAGGAAGCCGGAAACTAAACCGGGAAACTAAACCGGAATCAGAGAAGCTCAGAGAAGATCAAGCAACTCCTCTGTATTCATTCGTGCCTCCTCGTTCTTCTTCTCCATAGCATCCAGTTTTCCATTCAATCGTGCTAGCAGGGAATCCTCCGAGGAAAGCACGCCACTGCTAATCGCAGTCTGAATAACCCGGCGAATCCGACCAATGCTTGCATCAGGCAAGAGGGTAGCACCCCCCGCCAGTTTGCTAATGTCCTCTTCCACACTCTTCGTGGTTTTGAGAAGTGATCCTTGCTTAGCTGGCGAAAGCTCGGCAATCGAACTGACGCCTAGAGAAGCCATACAGAGCGAGACCAAAGCGGCCGCCAGTTTCTCTGAATAAAATGCCTGCACAACTTCTTTCGTCAATCGGGTGGATTCGCTCTTAGAGTCCAAGAATTCCAGACAAGCATTAATTGAAAAAATGCCCGAGTGAATCTCAGACATACCATTCAAGACTGCTACCTTAATCACTGTGTCTTGGATACTCTCAAGATACTCCATAACATACGGGACTAGGGAACCATCAGCAATGCCGGCCTTGACTGCATCAATACTAATGTGCGGAATACTCACACACTTGGATTTGATTGCTTCCCCCGCCGCATCAACTTGGCCGCGCAAAATGATCTTAGCAAGGCGCTGTCCAGCATTGGGCGCGCTTGTGCCGCTCACATACTCAAGCACTGCATGACGGGAACCGGAAGCGATAGAATCGGAAATGATAGACATGATAATTACCTTTATGAGAAGAGAATAGAATCAAATAGCCCGGGCTTGCCGGGAGAGAGGAGAGAAAAACAGCTCAGAGAGAATCAGCAAGAGAAGCCGGAAGCAGGATGGATGCTTCTATAAAATCAGTAGTACTTGCTATTGCCCTATCGGCGGACGGTTCATACATATATACAGTGTCGCCAATCAGAAAAATCTGCGAGCCGTCCGCAAAGTCCCAATGACAAGGATTGCCTGAATCCTCCGAACTATCCGAAAGCTCCAAATAATCCGAACTATCTGATCTTGGCACATGAACACTAGCAATCCGAAGAACGGCACACGCGAAGGCATTATCTGTACTCTTACGGCTTACCTTGTGCGTATCCCAAGCCTTGGAAAGAATAAAACAATTAGAGACAATTGAGGCAGCAAGAAAGCCAACCTCTAATGCCTTGCATACAGGAACCTTACCCGGATTGCATAAGAACTCCACATACAGAGCGTGCAAGCCATCAGTATGGGATACATTCACAAGACTATCCCCGCCCGTGGTTACGGACTTGAACATTTTAACGATTTTAGCTGCCATGATAATTTTCCTTTATAGAATCAAAAAATACCCCGGACTTGCCGGGGGACTTGCCGGGGGCCAAGCCTACAAGTGATTAGCTACAACAAGAATAATACCAGCCACGCTCAAAAGAATTGGCCCGATATCATCAACCAAAAAGGACAAGCCCGCCAAAAGATAAGCCAACACTTGAGACAAGAGAGAACCAAGATAAGAGAGAGTCATAACTAACCTTTCAAGAGACCGGGAGACCCGGGGGAATCCCGGGGGGAAGAAACCGGGGAATCCCGGGTGGGAACAAAGCGCGCCCTAGAACTAAATTATACCCTGACTGCGAAACTAATGCATCAAACTTTTTTATGGGGGGATAAATAAAATCTATACTGGAACCTATCCCAGAACCCAGAACCTAACCTATCCCAGAACCTAGGGCTAAGGGCTATCCTAGAGATAAGGGCTATCCTAGGGCTAGGGCATAACCTAAAATCTATCACTCAGCCCACAGCGTTTTCTCTCCACGCCCCCTATATACCTACATATATACTCCCCGGCTCTAGATAGGTAGATAGATATATAGGCGGATAGGCAGGCAGGCAGGTAGATAGATAGCCCTTGCCACCCTCACGCACCTGGGCACCTGGGCAGATAAGTAGATAGATAATCCAATACCTGGGCACTCACTCACTCAATTACTTACTCACTCACTGCCAAGTACTCAAGATATCCGGCCATCCTTCCTACTCACTCACTCCCGGCCACTCACTGCCAAGCGGCCAAAGAGAGAGAGAGAGAAGAGAGAGGGGAGGGGGTGGGGGCTTTTTTAGGTTGGCGCGCGCGGGGGTATCCTATTGCACTTCCATAATTTTACTAAACTTTTTTCCTATTTCCCTTGGAAGTAGTTACTTAGGATCCCCCTTCGGGAGTAGTTATTTGGCTCCCCACCTTGGAATCCCCACCTTGCCCTTCGGGAGAATCCCCACCTTGGAATAGTTACTTAGCTGTCATATAATAAGTATATAGTCCTCCCTCCCCAGAAAGTCTGGGTCATGTGGGACACGAGGGAGAACAGAATAATCATGTGGAACATGAGGGAGAGTAATCATGGGAATGAATAATAGTATTGCAGAGCGCGCCCTTGAGATGCTGGGAAGGAATCTGGCACCGGTAATTGTGGCGAACGCCTTGGGAGTTACTGAAAGTGCTATCTCACAGCTCATGGCTAATGAGGAATTCGCGGCCGCAGTAATGGAACTTCGAGTGGCCGCACTAGATAAGCACGCCAAGCTGGATCAACTGTATGAAGATATTGAGCTCACTATGGCGAAGAAGCTGAAGGATACTTGTGAGTTAGTATTTGAGCCGGCTAAAGTAGTTGGGATGCTCACTCGAATTAATGCTATGAAGCGGCGCAGTGAAGTACAGGGATCTGGAGGCTTGGTAGCTCCGAGCGTGGTAGTGAGCTTAGTTATGCCGACCAGGGTAGTGAATGAGTATACTCTCTCGGCAGGGAATAATCAGGTGGTCTCAGTATCATCTAGTACTCCCCTCCTTGATAGCGCTCCTTCCAGGGAGGTTACTTCCTTAGTCACTATGCAGAAAGGTTCCCTGGGGACTGTCATGGCTAAGAGGTTCGCAGACAGGGAGGAGAAAGTGAAAGCTAGTGAGGCCGCAGTGGAAGCTAAGTTCGGTCCCTCGGAAGCTCCTAATTCCTTGCTCGCATCAGTGACAGCTAGCTTGCCGCCAAGAACTAATACTGGTGTTCCTCAGGAGGCTTAGCTAGGGGTTTGGGGCGCAGCCCCATAGAGCGCGAAGCGCGAGCAGTAGATGACAGAGAAAGGGCGCAGCCCGCTAGAGGGTTCCCAGAAAGCCCTTATATTGTGACTTTCGCGGCCCTAATAATCTTTTATTGCAAGCCGCTTTTTAATCCTCATGTACTTGGTGCTCTCTATAGCCCCAGCCTTGATGCTCTCTCCCAGGCGATGGCAAGCCTAAGATCTTCGTGAGAGCTCTTGAGTAAGGTTCCCTAGATCAGCCCTAAAGAAGCTCTTCGCTATGCCCGCACCCCCGCAAGGGAGCCTCTCAAGATAGGAGAATAATTATGATGAACCCAAGCACTATGGAGAAGCTCTTGATCATGAAAGAAATTCAACGAGCAAAAGAGGAGGCAGCACACAAGGCTTTCCAAGAAGGTCTTGGTGCGCGCTTAATAGAAGAAAATAAACTTCGGGCAGTTGCAGCCTTGGCAGATATCCAGAGACTTCTGGACTCCCGGAATGCTAGGGCTCGTGTAGGGAAGGTAATTAAGCTATGAGCCCGCATGATGCAGATAGCAATTCAGCCAATACTGATCCAGTAACTGAGAGAGGGTTTAATACACAAGAAGTTCAGAATGCAGCACGGGATAATCTGAACTTCTTTGCTGCCCTCACTCTTCCCACAGTATTTGAATTTGATTATCCTCCAGTATTCCTAGCAGTGTGGAGCTGGCTACTTCACTATGTATTCCTGACACGTGACTTCTCTAAGTTAGCTCTTGGCCTGCCTCGTGGCTTTGGCAAGACTACACTGATGAAGTTATTCGTCCTATACTGCATCTTATATACAGACCGTAAGTTCATTCTAATTCTCTCCAGCACTGCGAATCACGCACAGAACTTTATCTCTGACGTGGCGGATATGTTAGATGAACCTAATATCAAAGCAGTATATGGGGACTGGAGAATTGGTATTGAGAAGGAGACTCAGGACTTAAAGAAGTTCAGCTTCCGTGGCCGCCCTATTATTCTTGCTGGCCTAGGTGAAGGCGGGACTGTTCGAGGTCTTAACTTAAAGAACTCGCGCCCCGATGTAATGATTATGGAGGATATGCAGACCTCCGAAGCTGCGGATTCTCAGGTACTTTCTAATAAGATCTATCGCTGGATGCTCGGCACTCTGATGAAAGCCAAGAATCCTACCCGCTGTATGTATCTGTTCGTGGCAAATATGTACCCTACTGAGCATTCTATTCTCAGGAAGCTCAAGTCGAATCCCCAATGGGTTAAGTTTATCGCAGGTGGTATCTTAGCTAACGGTGAATCCCTGTGGGAAGATCTACAACCTATTGAACAGCTCCTCCTTGAGTACGAGAACGATATAGATTCTGGACACCCAGAGATTTTCCACGCAGAGGTACTTAATGATGAGAACATTAGCAAGAATACGCTACTTGATCTCTCTAAATTACCTGCTTATCCCTACGATGAAGGGGAGTTAGCTACCGGAAAGTTCATTGTAATTGATCCCTCTAATGATAAGATCAATTCTGATGCTGTATCTATTGGTTATTTTGAGTGTTTGAATATGCGGCCCGTACTTAGAGTACTCAAGTGTGGAAGGTTCTCTCCTTTCGAGACAATTCGGGAGACACTAACTATCGCACTTGAGCGAGGCTGCTCTTCAATCTTCATTGAGGCCAATGCATATCAATACTCCTTAAAGTTCTGGTTCGAGTTCGTGATGAATCAGCTAGGAATTACTGGGATTCGTGCTGAGCCGATCTATTCTGGCACCCGATCCAAGAATTCTCGGATATTAGATATGTTCAAAGCGTATGCTAAGGGGGAGCTGTTCATCCATCCTAGTTGTGTTGCTGAGGCTCACATGCAAATGGCGGACTTTAACCCGCTAACAGATAAGAATACGGATGGGATCTTGGACTTACTCACCTACGCGCCTCGTGTGCTAGGTGAATTTTCATATCTCATAGCAATTGATTCAATTGAAGGCACTCAGGAAGCTGATGCTCTTGGCGTAATCGAATTTAACTCATGTTTCTAGGAGAACTAATATGGCATACAATCAAAGCAGTCAAATCACAGCAGCCTATGACGAGAGTCAGAATCAGATCATTGATCCTAATGCTCCCCGTGGCAGTGGCGGTGGTAGCGGTAATATGGTCTATGTGGATAACTGGGCGCTCATCACTATGGTGCTAGATACTCCTCCTGGCCTAGGGAATAGCCTCTTTGCCATCAAATGGGAAGAGCTAACTCCGGGGTATAAATTCGTCACAGAGTACGCCGATGCAACGGGTCAGATCTTTATTAACTACAATGTATCTGAGGATGGAGCAGTAACCATAGATGATGTAACTAATCTTGCTACCACAGCAGCTTTCGGTTATGATGTGAATGGTGAGCTAGATACCATCACATTCATTGGCAACTAAATTAGGGCTAAGCTCTAGGACCAAGAAAGGAGCTACTTCATGGCAGCCGCTACGCCCATCAGGATATCTCGCAAGTCACAAGATAAGTTAATCGAGTACATCCAGAATGCTCAATACGCATACAATATTTCCGGTGATTACCGGAACGTGATGCGCAATATTGATCTGGCTTATATGCGTGAGGTTGACGCAACTAAAGAGAATGTACGAGCCAAGGCAGCTAACGCGGCCGGGGATACAAATAAGATCCAGAATCTTGTGATCCCAATTATTCTCCCTCAAGTGGAGAGTGCCACAGTTTATCAATCCTCAGTATTCCTAACTGGCCATCCTATCTTTGGAGCTACTGCTGCTCCTGAGCTTATGGATCAAGCAATGGCCATGGAAGCTGTAATCGAAGAAGAGCAAGTTCGGGGCGGCTGGGTAGCTGAGCTCATGGCTATGTTCCGTGACGGCTTTAAATACAATGTAGGTGCCTGTGAGGTTACTTGGACTCGTGAAGTCTCCGCAGCTATTGAGACCGATCTAGCCTTTTCTGCCCAGGAAGGCCGGCCCAAAGAAGTTATCTGGGAAGGCAATACTCTTAAGCGCATGGATATGTACAACACATTCCGCGATCCACGAGTGGAGACTACTGAGGTACACTCCAAGGGAGAGTATGTAGGCTATTGCAAGCCTTACACTCGCACGGCCCTTAAAGGCTTGCTTAATTCCCTTCCTGATAAGATGGTAGAGAATCAAGCCGCAGCCTTTAACTCTAGCTATCAAGGCTCCACTGTTGCCACGAATAGTGGTGGCTGGGGCTCTCTGGCTTATTACGTTCCTCAACTTCGCCCTGACACAACAACTCCAAATGGCGCCACGGACTGGATTAGCTGGTTCGGTGGACTAACTTCGAATGCCAAAAAAGATACTAACTACAGCGACTTATATCTGCTTACTACTATATACTGTCGTATTATTCCCGCAGATTTTGAGATTAACGTACCCGCTGCTAGAACTCCCCAACTATGGAAGTTTCTGGTTGTCAACAACTCAATCTTAGTATATGCAGAGCGCCAGACAAATGCGCATAACAATCTGCCGATTGTGTTCATTCAGCCACAGTTCGATGGCTTGGGTTCTCAGACTAAATCGCTTGCTGAGAATGTGGCACCAATTCAGGAGCTAACAACCTCCCTGATGAACGGAGCTATTGCAGCACGACGCAGAGCTGTGGGTGATCGCTGCCTATATGATCCTTCCCGGATCTCAGAGAGCGTAATTAACTCAGCCAATCCAAGTGCTAAGATGCCGGTGCGGCCTACTGCTTTTGGTAAGCCGCTATCTGAATCAGTATATGCCTTCCCTTTCCGTGATGATCAGAGCGGTACGATCTTGCAGGAAGTCTCTCAGTTCTCCAGCTACGCCAATGTTATTTCCGGCAGCAATCCTGTGAGACAAGGCCAGTTCGTTAAGGGGAACAAGACTCGGACTGAGTTCGCAGATGTGATGGCTAACGCGAATGGCCGGGATCAGATGACTTCCTTGCTGCTCGAGAGCCAGTTCTTTACTCCGGTGAAGAACATCATTAAGTACAACATTCTTCAGTACCAAGCTGGCACAACGATTTATTCTCAGCAACAAGGCCGGCCAGTAACGATTGATCCAGTAGCCTTGCGTACGGCCCAGGTAGCATTCAAGATTTCAGATGGCTTAACTCCAGCAGATAAGCTTCTCAACTCTGATGCGTTCCAAGTAGCCATGCAGGTAATTGGATCTTCACCACAAATTGGACAGGCATATAACATTGCTCCTCTCTTCAGCTATATTATGAAGACACAGGGAGCAGAGCTTAAAGCCTTTGAGAAGTCACCGCCGCAGATTGCCTATGAGCAAGCTGTACAGAGTTGGCAACAGGTAGTTCTAGAGGGAATGAAGCAAGGTGCTGAACCTGACAAGCTTCCCCCACAACCTGTTCCAGCTCAGTTCAATTATGATCCAAATGCTGGTGGCCCTTCAGCAGATGGAGTTACACAAGCTCCTGCGCAACAAGCAGCTCAAGCACAGTCCCCACAAGGGGCTCCAGTAGGTACAGAATAGAGGAACTGACATGCCACAAATAGTGACACCCTTCACTTCATATGTATTCGCTCAGGAAGAAGAGCTAGCTGCAAAGATATTCTCCACTCTGCAAATTCAGAATCTGCAGAACTTCCGAGCCCAAGCTGCCATGGATCTGATTCAGGATCAATATGACGAGACTCGAGATAAGGCGTTTCATAATCGCCGAGCTTATCTTCAGGGTCAAGTAGATCTAATTAATCAGCTCATGTCAGAGCACGATGTAATGTTATCAGCCCGACAAGAAGCTGAGTAGTACCCTCTTTCTTCCATCACTTCCCGCAAGGAGTATCATAATGTTCGACAATATCACTCGTAGTGTATCCAGTATCTTCGGTGGCAGTCAGGCTCCAGCAGCTCCAGCCGCTCCCCAAGGAACCCCAGCAGTTCCGAATGGCCAGACAGTAGCGCTTCCCGGCGCCGGTATGCCCGGTAACTTACCTTCTCCCGGTACAGTTTCAGCAACTGGCCCGTCCGTACCCCCATCCCCGCTAGATCCATTTGCGGGTTTGTGGGAACCTAACCCTACACCAGCTTCACCCACGGCTCCAATGTTTAATGTATCTCAGGAGCAGCTATCTAAGGCAGCCGCCAGTATGAACTTCACCCGGGGAATCACTCCTGAGATGATGTCAGCTATCACGGCTGGTGGGGAAGGTGCGGCGAAAGCTATGATGGAAGCCCTTAACGTAAGTACTCGTGAAGCCTTCTCTCAAGCAGTCATGGCGGCTACCAAAGTAGCGGAGCACGCCGGAAACTACACAAAGAACTCCCTGAGCGGGGAGATTCCTAATCTGATTAAGAGTCAGACAAGCACCGATGCTTTGTTCTCTCAGTATCCTGCACTAAACCACCCATCCGCACAGCCAATGATTCAG